AAACACGTCAACTGCACCGAGAATGCGAAGAAGGGCGCAAAGGGTTAGAAGTGAAAGTTGACGGCCTTCGGAACGAAATGATACGAATGGAGACGATTATTAGGAAACACATTAAAGCAGACTAATGGCTAAAATCATCGTAGGGGGCAAATTCAAGCCCCGTGTTAAGCGCAAATTGAGAAGGCATAGTAAGTATCGGGCGAAGGGATTTAAGGCGTACAGGGGGCAAGGAAGATAATACTATATTTGTCGCATGGCATTATCGGGCGAAGTCGTAAAGGAAGCATTAGCCAAATGGCCTGACTTGCCATCGCTTACATTAGCCCGTAAGTTGCATGAAGATAACCCCGAAGTATTTACAAGCGTTGGGGCTGCAAGGTGTTCAATTCGCTACTATCGCGGCACACATGGCAAAGTAAGCAGAAAGCAAAGGAAACTCGAAAAACCACAACCAGCAATGCAAGCAACCGCAATGGGAATACCGAATCCTTTCTACTTACCCGAAAGCGATGAAGTAGAATGGGAACCGTACATCATACCGCCATCGGTAACGCGGTTACTTATCCTTTCAGATATACACATCCCATACCACAACGTTAACGCGATTACGTTAGCCCTTCAATACGGCAAGGATAGGAACGTGAACGGCATAATGTTAAACGGGGATATTCTCGATTTTTACGGGCTGTCTACATTTGAGAAAGACCCAAGAAAAAGACGGTTTTCTGCAGAGTTAGAAATGGGTAGGCAGTTCCTTTCAATACTCCGTAAAGAGTTTGACGGTGTGCCAATCTATTACAAGCTTGGCAACCATGAGGAAAGATACGAACGCTATTTGCGAATCAAAGCGCCCGAACTTTTGGACGTTGCCGAATTTAGGATGGACGTTCTTTTGAAGTTTGGCGAAATTGGAGTTGAGTTAATAGACGACAAACGCATTATCAAATTTGGCAATTTAAACATTATGCACGGCCACGAATTTGGCAAGTCGGTATTTAGCCCTGTTAACCCAGCACGTGGGCTATACATGAGGGGCAAAGAGAATTGCATAGCTGGGCATAATCACCAAACAAGCAGCCACGTTGAACCAAGCATGAACGGCTATGTGGTCAACACGTGGTCTACAGGATGCCTTTGTGAGCTGCACCCTTCCTATATGCCCATCAACAAATGGAATCTTGGATTTGCCTATGCCGAACGCGAACAAGATAACGGGTTTACAGTTCACAATCATACCATCATTAAGGGCAAAATTCGATGAGCCTACGCTTTGAGCAGCAAGCATCTTTGCTAATCACACGGGAGTTTTTGCTCGACCTACTGAATACCAGCACACGACCAAAGACCGTTAAGGACTTAAAGGAACGGGCGCGAAGGTGTCTAAGGCACTACCCACCATTGGATGTGGATGGCAGTCCTATCTTTTCCAGGGACGGATTTGGGCGCGATGCGAAATAAATAGGCGCGAAGTCAGGGTATAGGCTTACTTTTTAGCGGTAAAAGTCAACTTATAGGCTTACTTTTTAGGTTGCAAATTGAAACCCTTTCAAATGTCCGCTAATTTCGGACGGTTAATCATACCTTAACGGGTATACAAGCGGCTAATGTAGCGGATTTCATGCGGTTTATGACGTTATCGGGTATAAATATGCGTTCATTATTTATGCGTGTTCATATTTTGTGAACGCTTAGTATATTTGTGGCAACAGTACCCGAACGCATACCGTCAGAACTGCGTACCAGTCATGGGTCGTTTACTTAGCCCGTTGTAAGGTTTGTGGTTATCCTTGCAACGGGTTTCTTTTTATCTTTGCGCCAATCAAACCCGACACGCCTCTGACCTAAGCGCACTTTGTCGGGTCGTTTCAGCCAGTCGTAAGGTTTGTGGTTATCCTTGCGGCTGGCTTTGTTAATTCCTTAAACCGAGTTTGTTAATTCATAGCAAGTCAAACCGCGCTATACTTCAACTACTTAGCCCTGTTCCTGTTAATTGTTCAAAGCGCACCAGTTAGGTAGTGTACTGCACCACCTCCGTTATTTAGAATCATTCTAAATTAGATTTATTTTTCATTGCTTTGTTGTAGTAACGAAATTACGTGTATATTTGTCGCACATTAAAACCAAACCACATGACCTACTCACTCCAACAACTTGAGAACGCTATTCACGTAGCTAATTTCAAAAAAAATGACGACTGGCAAATAATCGTATCAGGCTCGGACATTTTGCACGCCAAATGTTCCGCTATCATTAAAGTCAGCAGCGTTCAGCTTGGCACGTTAGCCCGCGCAATGCAAGTCAACTGCGAAGAAAACGATGGCGTTTACTCGCTAACCTTTGAACATAACACAAACCAAGTAATCTTTCAAACCATAATCTTATGAAAACCAGCGAATCAATTAAAGAAATAGCCGTTGCCCTACACAAGTTTCACGGCCTAATGGGTAAGGTTGGAAAGGATGCCGTTAACCCACACTTCAAGAACAAGTACGCATCTTTGAGCAATATCATAGAAGCCACCACACCACACTTAAACGCGGTCGGGCTATCTGTTATTCAGTTACCTACAGAAAGCGGCTTAGAAACAATGCTAATGCACACATCGGGCGAATACATTAGTAGCGTATCACTAACGCCATGTAAAGATGCAAGCAATCCACAGGCATTGGGGTCGGCTTTGACATACGCTAAACGTTACGCATACGCTGGGCTATTGAATCTAAACATAGACGAAGACGATGATGCGCAAAGGGCAACGGTAGCACCAATCAAAGTGAAGCCCGAATTAACGCCATCGCACCCAAAGTGGGAAGCCGCAAAGAAAGCCGTAAGCGAAGGCAGCACCACCGTAGCCGATATTGAAAAAGCCTATACACTAACCGCAGCGAACGCTGAATTACTTACATCGAAATGAGCAAATCACTTTACCACATCGAACAGGAATATCTTGACCTTGCAAACCAACTGGAGCAAGGCGAACTAACAGCGGAATTAGAAACCGCTTTGGCCATTAACCAATCGGAGCTGCAAGGTAAGGCCATAGCCTATGCCTACGTTATTAAAGATGCGCTTGCAACCGTAGACATTATAGATGCGGAGATAACCCGTCTAATGGCACGTAAGAAAGCGGAGCAAGCCAAATCCGAAAAGCTAAAGGAAACGATAAGCAACGCCATGCAGTTCTACGGGATTACGGAGGTCAAGAGCGAATTGGTTAAACTATCCTTTCGCAAGTCAAAACAGACCGTTGGAAGTAGCGAAGGACTGGACAAAGAATTTCTAACTGTGAAGCCCGAAAGTTACAGCCCGAATCTAACCGCCATCAAAGCGGCTATTGAGGAAGGGCGCGAAGTCAAAGGGTATCAAGTTTTGGAGAAACTTAGTTTGCAAATCAAATGAGTTACTCAACAGAAACCGTAGGCCGTCCATTTCCTCGTCAATGGATTATTGGCAAGAAATTAGTAGACGAGCAATTTGAAACGAAAAAAATAGTAAATTCGCAAAAACAAAACAAACCATGCAAGTAGAAGGTAAAGTGGCTCACATCGGGCAAACAGAAACAGTAGGAGCAAACGGATTCACCAAGCGGCTATTAGTGGTCGACACTGGTGCGCAATACGATGCACTAACTCCAATCGAATTTAAGAAAGATAAGGTTGCCTTATTGGACAACTTAAAGGTTGGGCAAACCGTCAAAGTATCAATCAATCTTGGCGGTCGAGAATATAGCGGCAAGTACTACCCAAGCATTACGGGTTGGAAGATTGACACAATAGCCGCTACGCTTTCTAGGGTTGCAAGTACTCCGATGGCAACGCAAGCACCCGTATATGTGGATGACTTAACCGATGAATTACCTTTCTAATGCCAGTACTATCCAACAAAAGCCGCGAACGGCTTGTAGGAATTAAACCCGTGTTAATCGAGATTATTGAACGGGCGATAATTGACACGCCAATAGACTTCGGCATTCCTCCTGACGGGGGATTGCGTACTGCCTACCGTCAAAACCAACTATACGCTAAAGGTCGCACCGAAGCTGGTCAAATCATTACATGGGTTGACGGGATGAAGAAACGCTCACGCCACCAAGACGGAGATGCCTTTGACATTTACGCATTTGTAGATGGCAAGGCAAGTTGGGATCCTAAACATTACGAACCAATAGCCCGACATTTACAAGGAATTGCGTGGGTGGAATTTGGCGTGGTACTGGAGTGGGGCGGTGATTGGACTAAGCGCGATTTACCACATTTCGAAATCAAGAAATGACACCCGAACGATATTTTACACTCGCCTTAATCATTGCGGTGGCCATCCTTAGTTGGATTGCATTCGGTAACCCATCGAATGAAGTGCCAGCAATAGACCCCGAAACGTACAGGATAGAAGAACGGCAACGGATTAGGGATTTGGAGGTAATACCAGCGCAGATGGCGTTGGATAGCGTGGTGAAATTGTTGGAGTTAAAGCCGACCATTCGCTACGTTAGGGCGAAGAAACAAACGGAACAACGAGCGGAATTGAGTGATAGTTTGCAGGCGGTTCTACTCCTTAACAGATTGAAATGAAAACCCTTATACTCCTATTCATACCCTTCGCATCCATTGCCCAAGTTCACTTAAACGCTACACAAGTGCGCTTGGTCAACACGCTACTGGATGAACGGGAGCAGCTAATCGAAGCCAGCACAGAGGTGCAAGAGTGGCGTGATGTATACTATGAATGCGACCGATTAAGCGCGATTCAGGATAGCAGCATAGTGGAATTGAAACTACTCGCAGAACTTCACACTAAACGGTCGGCAGCCTTTGAGAAGCTAAACGCAAAGGAACGAGTTAAGTCACAAAGACGGGCGCGGACGGCTTGGATACTGGGCGCGGTCGTGGTAATTGAAACGGTCATCATTACCGTAGTAGCCGCAACCTTTCGCTAACCTTATTTAGAATCGTTCTAAATTACGTTTGGCGTTGTGGTAACGAATAAAAGTATATATTTGCAGCACATTAAACCACATCAAAATGAGAACATCACACGTCCTTTCGCTACTTCGTTCGGGTAGTTATTCCAAGCAATCAATTGCGTTGCTTGTAGGTCAGCAAATGGGTCGCAAATGGAGTATATCAGTTATTGAATCCGACCTTAAATACCTAAAGAAAATCTACCACGTTGAACAGGATGGTAATTTGTACACGATAATTAACCAAGACTAAAACCAAACCACAATGGAAACCAAAATGAAAGATTGCCCTGATTGCGAAGAAGGAAAGTATTATGTTGATACAAGCAGACAATGTACTAAGACCCCGTGGCAAGAATGCTGCGGAGGTTGCGGCTACGAGGTAACGTGCGAAACTTGCAACGGCACGGGTGAAATTGAAGATGAAGATGACATATTCAGCGTTGGTAACAAGTTCAAGTACTTAGGGCTGGATGCAATAGTGACCAATGTAGAATTTAGTATATACAGCGGCATCACATACACAATCCTTGTGGAATGCAGCGGTGTTGAATTAAAAGTAAATGCATTAAGTGAAACCCTTAAAAACCGCTAATTATGACATTCGAGAAAACAGTACAAGTCTGGGGCATCACGTTACAGGTGCAAGGCAATTATGAAAGCGAGAAAGCAACACGCGACACACCGTCATACTTTGAGTGCGAAGTTTACAGCGTACATTCGGAGGACGGCCAAGATATAACCGACATCGTTTCAGATAGGGCTATGTCGATAATTGAAAACCGATTAGCCGAAATACTGCCATGAGGTCGCTATTCCTAACTTATTACCTTGCTTGCCTTCTATGCCCAATAATAGCATACGAGCCGCACGTATGCAAGGAAACGCATGAGATACCAATGCACGTTAAATTGTTCACCGTTGGGCAGCAAAGAATGTTCTATAACGACATAATGAAATGACTCAAACCGAACGATTGAAAGAAGCCCTTGCATTTAGTTGTGAGGGCTTGCATAATTGAAAACTATTTACTACATTTGCACCGTTCGGAGTTAGACGCCCGAATGTAAAACGATATGATTCACACATTAAACATCTTGCAAGGGTAAAAACATTACGGGCGGCCATGTCGCGTCTGTAATTACTGTGCGTCTACACAGCCCTTGCATCTTTGTTATCTCAAATGAGTAAAATTAGCCTATTCAAAAAGCTACCGTTAAAAGGTCAGCCGCATATCTGCGATGAACTAATGACAATGTTTGATTTTTTTAGTGCCGTTAAGTATGGCCAATGGAAAGACCAAGTTATTGCAATTCGTGGAATTGAAGATAAAAATACTCGCGATAGGGCTAAGTTAAACCTTCCATCTGTTACCATCGCTGGCACGTTTCGAGAAAGGAAAGGCGAATTACTTATTGAGCATAGCGGTTTTTTAGCGGTGGACATCGATAAGTTTAGCGACAAAACTGAATTGCTGGCCGATGCCTATACTCATGCGTTATTCTATTCTGCAAGTGGAAAAGGTCTTGTTTGCGTAGTAAAAGTAAACCCCGAAAAGCACAAAGAAAGCTATGCGTGGTTATCTAATTACTACTTTACAACTTACGGGATTGTAGTTGATGAAGCACCTAAGAACGTAGCATCATTGCGTTTTGTTTCATACGACCCCGAAATTTTTATAAACGAAAAGAGTAAAAAGTCAGGAGTAAAAGCCGAAAGCCGCGCCAAAATTCAAAGTATTCCAGTTGTTTGTCCTCCGTCAGTTGCTGGTGAAATGTGTCAAGAGGTCAAATCATTGGGTATTGATATTGCACCTGACTACGAAAGCTACTTGCGATTAGGGTTATCGGTTGCGGCTGGCTTTGGTGAGGACGGGCGTTCCATGTTTCATGCGTTGTGTTTTGCTTCGCCAAAATATGATTCAAGTCAGGCCGACCGCAAATATACCGAATGCCTAAAGACCGCGCCCCGTTCAAAGGTTGGTGTTGGTACGTTCTATTGGATGTTAAAGCAAGTTGGCATCCATGCCCCAAAAACCAATAGCCGTTCGGTGCAAGTTGCCGCGATGGGTAAACGTGCTGGCCGACAAATTGAAGGGGTTGTGCAGCAACTTGTAGAAATTGACGGGCTAAGTCAGGAACAGGCCATGTCGGTTGCCAAAGAGGTTTATAGCCGCGATGACATAGACCTTCGCAAAGTTTCGAGCGACCCCGAAAACTTAATTGAAGGGGTTATGGAATGGATACGTCAAAACCATCCAATCCGTAAAAATGCCATCACTCAAAAGCTGGAAGAAAACGGGCAAGAGGTAAGCAAAGAAAGGCTAAACAGTATCTATTTGCGTGGCCGCCTAATGTTTAACACTAAGGATGTAACATTTGATTTAATTGAACGGGTTATATTTTCAGATTTTACGCACGAATTTAATCCCATAAACGAATATATTGACCATAACCGATACCGAAATGGGAAAGGTCAACTGGACGCACTATGCAAAACGATTGCAACGGATAGCCCACACTCCGAAATCTTTATTCGCAAATGGTGTTTAGGATGGATTGCAGCATTAAACGGCCATCCTGTTAGGTCGGTTTTGACTTTAGTAGGTGGGCAAAATACAGGAAAGACCGAATGGTTTAGACGGTTACCACCTTCGCCACTTCGCAAGTATTATGCAGAATCAAAGTTGGATGCTGGCAAGGATGATGATATTCTAATGTGTCAAAAGCTATGGGTTATGGATGATGAAATGGGGGGCAAGTCTAAACAGGATGAAAAGCGTTTCAAAGAACTTACATCCAAGTCGACTTTTAGCCTTCGCGCACCTTATGGCCGACATAATGAAGATTACAAGCGTTTAGCGATACTTTGCGGAACTTCAAATGAAGAAGATGTAATTAACGACCCGACAGGAAACACGCGAATACTGCCTGTGAGGGTGCAAAGTATAAACCATGAAGCGTACAATTCAATTGATAAGGACGAACTATTTATGGAATGTGTACGTGCTTATGAAAGTGGTGAAAGCTGGCAGTTAAGTCGCGAAGAACTTGCGCTATTGGATGCGGTAGGTAGCGAATTTGAAACAACACCATACGAACGTGAATTGATTTTGTCAAACATTTCACTACCAAGAGCGGGGGCTTATACGTCTTTTTGTACGGCAACCGAAATAAAAGACCTTATCGAAAGCAGAACAAAGCAAAAGATTTTTAGCATGAAGCGGTTTGGCATGGAGTTAAAAAAGGTGTTTGGTAAGCCTGTTGCAAAGCGTATAAACGGTTTTCCATGTAAGGTTTACGAAATATTAAAGATGGATGATAATCATCCTACTACACGTGAAAGCCGTGCTACCATTGAGATTGACGATGAACCGTTCTAAATGTAGTAGGAAGAAACCAATAATAAAGCGATGTTCTAGAAAAACGAAAAAAAATAATTTCAAAAAAATAATTTCATCACTCATTATAATATATACACTTTCTTCCTACTACATCCTACTACAAGTGCTGAAAGCCACAGCCACACTAAGAAAAAGTGTAGTAGGAAGAAAAAATTTTACCCTACTACATCCTACTACATCCTACTACACGCATGATAAACCTAAGACCATACCAACACGAATCAATTAAACAACTCCGCGAAGGGTTCAAGTCAGCACGTAGGCAAGTTTTATGCTTGCCAACTGGCGCGGGCAAAACGGTTGTGTTTTCCGAAATGGCTCGACTTGCTGCATCTAAGGGGACTCAAACGCTGGTCTTAACTGATAGGCTTGAACTATTTGACCAAACATTTAAGAGCCTTTCGAGGGTAGGCATAATTTGCCAACGTATCGAAGCAAAGGGTAATAAGCGATTTGATACCCGAGCGATGGTAAGCGTTGGAATGGTTGAAACCGTTAAGCGAAGATTTGCGAAAGGAATAATGGAGGGGTTTGAGCCTAAGTTAATCGTTATTGATGAAGCGCATAAGGGCAACTTTAACGCAATACTTGAAGCGTGGCCGAATGCTATGGTAATTGGTGCAACGGCAACCCCAGTAGGCAAACACTTTTACAAGTACTATTCGAGCATTGTTCAAAACATCGACATACCCGAACTAATTGAACAAGGGTTTTTGATGCCTTGCAAACCTTACCAAATGCAAGATGATTTAAGTGACCTCAAAACAGTAGCGGGGGAATATACCGATGACAGTCTTTATAGTCACTTTAACTCACAACGTTTATTCGATGGCGTTATTTCAGAATGGCAAAAGCTGGCCAAAGGAAAAAAGACGTTAGTGTTTAACGTTAACATCCAACACGCAAATAATATGACAAAGGCGTTTAACGATGCTGGCATATTTTCGGAGTGCGTTACAAGCGAAACATCAAAGGAAGATAGATCGCGTATTTTGAGGGCGTTTTCGATGGGGTTAATTCCTGTTCTAAACAATTGCGGAATACTTACAACGGGCTACGATGAACCAAGCATCGAATGTATAATTATGAATCGGGCAACTAAAAGCCTACCGTTGTGGCTGCAATGTTGCGGACGAGGTTCGAGGTTATGCGATGAAATTGGTAAGGAGCAGTTTATCGTTTTGGATTTTGGGCTAAACCATAACGAGCATGGAATGTGGAGCGAAGCCCGAAAGTGGCAAATTGCACCACCAAAGAAAAAAAAGAAGATGGAAGCCGCACCCGTAAAAGAATGCCCAAAGTGTAACGCCTTGGTGTTTGCATCTGCTCGAACTTGCCGCTATTGTGAACACGTTTTTCCATTTGAAGCTAAGGAATTAAGTCAGGGCAGTATGGTTGAAATCGGGGTGCGTGTTCCTGTTCAATTGGAAGGCCGAAAGATTAGCAGCCTTAGTATAGACGAATTGATTATTTTGGAACACTCAAAGGCTTACAAGGCATCGTTTATATGGCGTGTAATTAGAAGCAAGGGAAAAGAAACGATAAGAGAATACGCGGCCAAAAAAAAGCATTCAAGTGGCTGGGCATGGCGGCAAGAAAAGGACATAGATAATTCATCATTCAAAGATTACATACTAAAATGAAAACAGAATCCTACATTCAATCGGAATGCGTACGCTGGCTATGGAACGAACGACCAGAAACAAGGGGTAAACTTTTCGAGGTCAACAATAATCCACTAAACAAAATAGACGGGGCGCGAAGAAAAGCGATGGGTATGGTAGCTGGCGTGTCAGATTTGATTTACCTCCGTGATGGGTTGCCGCCTTTGTGCATAGAGATGAAAGATGAAACAGGCAAGCAATCACAGGCGCAAAAGGACTGGCAAGCAATAGCCGAATCAACAGGCGCAGAATACGTTATCATTCGCAGCCTTGAAGAGTTTCAAACTTTATTTTCACTTTTGTCACATTCATGATAACTACCAACTAATTTACCCGTATATTTGTCAGGTCAAAAGGAACAAACCTAAGACGTTAAAAACCGCTAAGATGAATTTACAATTTGAAATCGGAAAAACTTACAGAGGAGGAAGTGGATGTGGAGAGTGTGCAATAACAATAGTTAAAAGAACCGAGCAGACGGTTTGGGTTAAAACTTCAATGCACGAAAGCAAAGCCTGTAGAGTAAATACAAAATGGCATCACAAAGGTGCTGAAATGATTAAATACATGAGCTGGTATGCTGACCCGATTGACGAATATACAGAGGAGCAGCAGATTAAAGATTTGTATTATGCCGCCTACAATCGGTAAATAAAACAGGGGAGGGTGTAAAAGCCCTTCCCATTTAATTATGCAAACACTCAAAGACATTACCGACCCAAAACACGGAAGCTACAAGGTTGGCGTGCCATTCCAACATGGCAACGGCAACGTGTACGAAATACACGGCTACAACATTAAACATCAATGCCATAGTCTACTGAATGTAGGCACAGGAAAATTTGAAGTAATGAATGATAACGAAATAACCAAATGACACCATACCAACGCACAGAAATTTATAAGATACTGCAAGCCCACCACGACCTAATCGGAGTGGATAAAGTTTCCGTATCATTGCTAATGAATGCTTTTAACAACTTAACCCGATTTAGGAAGGTGGAGGATAAGGTATTTGAAGCGGTAAAGTATATCGCTGGAATAGACAAAGATGAAATTACAAGCTATCAAAAGAAAGCCGATATTATTACGGTGAAATTTATAGCCTGTTCAATCCTGCGTGACGAGGGTTATACTTTGCGAGATATTGGATGTGCTATTCATGTAACCCATGCAACGGTAATACACGCCCTTAAACAAGACGAGTTCAGATACAAAACCTACACAGACTACCGCGAACTAAAAAATGCAATAGTTGCAAGGTATAACCAAATAAATACTAATTTAGCCAAATGAAAAGAGGACGCAAAAAATACGCCTATGCTGCAACCAAGCATGGACACCAACCAATCCAATTTGAGGGCAGTCTAAAGGACTTTGCACGTATGGTTGGAGCAACGGCACACGTAACTGCATTTAGGATCTTCCCATGTCAGGTTAACGGATGGGATTGCAGTAGAATTCAGTACGTTCAAAAGTGGGTTAAAACAGAAACCGATAACGATTAAACCATGCACCCAATAATTCTACTCATTCCAATTTCAGTAGCCGCAATTGCTTCGATTATTGCGGTAGTTCAACGGCTGGAAATTGATAGCCTTAAACGGAAACAACACCAATTGAGAAAGGCAAATGATGAATTGACCTTTACCGCAAACGTGGCTAAGTTTGGAAACAGCGAACTAAAGAAGTTACTCGAATCGTCAAACCTAGCCATCAAATCTTTGGAGTTTAAGTGCAAGGAAAGCAGACAAGACTATAAAGACCTGATTGCAATGCCAAGACGTGAACGGGATGCTTTGATTAAGGAATTGAGGGCTAAAAATTAAGTACCTTTGTAAAATATGAAAACAGAAACTGTAAAAATATCGGAGGTTAAAAGCAACCCCAACAACCCAAGAATTATCAAAGACGATAAGTTCAAGAAGCTTGTTGAATCTGTTAAGACGTTTCCTGAAATGCTAAACATTCGCCCTATTGTAGTAAATAGCGACATGGTGGTGCTTGGTGGTAATATGCGGTTACGTGCTTGTAAAGAAGCTGGTTTGAAGGAAATACCGATAATCAAAGCCGACACGTTAACGCCCGAACAGCAAAGCGAGTTTATCATTAAAGACAACGTAAGCGGTGGAGAATGGGATTGGGATATGCTTGCGAATGAATGGAACGCGGAGGAGTTGGATGCGTGGGGGTTGGATGTGCCTGTTTTCGCTGGCGAGGACGAGGGCAACTTTGATGATGAGGGTATAGACGGAAAAAGCCAGTACGGGGTGATTGTAATGTGCGAAAGCGAGGGTAACCAAGAAAGCGTTTTTAGGGATTTACAGGGTATGGGTTACGAGTGTAAAGTTGTCGTTACATGATAATAAAAGTTAGGAATAAAACGGGGGAGTTTACGGGCTACAGGGCATCCCGAGTAAAAAGCCTATTTAACGCGGAGAGCGGGTCGGAGTTTAACCTCGATGCTAACCTACCAATCGAGGGAATGGATTGGCAAATAGGGCTAATTGTGGGCGCAAGCGGAAGCGGTAAAACCTCAATCGGAAAAGCACTTTTTGGGGGCGGTAAAATTGTGGACTTATACGCTGGCTGGGATAACAACATCCCGATAGTTGAGGCAATAAGCCCCGATGGGGACTTTAACTCGGTTACGGGTTGCCTTGCAAATGTCGGGCTTGGTGACGTACCGAGTTGGCTTAGGCCGTTCAGCGCGTTAAGCAACGGGCAGCAGTTTAGGGCGGGGCTTGCAAGGCTTATATCCGATGCGCCTGATGAGGTTATCGTGGATGAGTTCACCTCCGTAATTGATAGGCAAATTGCTAAAATAGGCGCGATGGCTTTTGCTAAGGGGTGGCGAAGGAATAAAGGTAAAAAGGTCGTTTTGCTTGCGTGTCACTATGATATTATCGAATGGCTACAGCCCGATTGGGTATTTGATACGGGAACGGGCGAACTAAAAAAAGGGAACAGCTCGAGCCAAGACCAAGCTTCGAGTTGGAAATTCGGAAGGTCAACCAATCTTACTGGCGATATTTTAAGCCGCATTACTATTTAGATTTACCCATGCCCCCAGCGGCAGAGTACTTTATCGGTACGGTTGACGGTGAGTTGGTTTGTCATTTAGCGGTTGGTTGTATGTTTCAAAACGATGCCTACAGGGCAACAAGATTGGTGGTTATGCCCGAATGGCAAGGCGCGGGGGTCGGAACAAGGTTTTTGGAGTACGTGGCCGAATACCATAAAAAAGGCTTAGGCCGATGCGCCAAAAAATTACCGTGCATGTTTCATACATCGCATCCACAACTAATCGGATATTTACAAAAATCAAAAAAATGGGTACTAAAAAGCCAGCAATTACACGGTAACAAATCAAGAATTAAAATGCAAATCGGTTCGCCATCTGGGGGAACTAAAAAATTTATGGGCGGCCACTTTCGGGCGGTGCAAGGCTTCAAGTACATAGGCGATAAATGACGCACGAATTTTACCAAGACGAGAAAAAGCTGCGGGTTTTTATTAGCGGTCAAAAGTATTTTGGGGGGCTAATACTCCGAGAGATGCTAAAGAACCCGCTCGTTGACGTGGTAGGCGTTTGCTGCCCATTAGACGACACGCATATTGGAAAGGCCGCAGTACTTAACGGGATACCAATGGTGGCGGCTGGGTCGCTTAACGTGGATACAATGCCCGAAAACGTGGACTTGGGTATCACCGCACATTCATTTGATTACATAGGCAAGAAAACGCGTTACAAGGCGAAACTTGGATGGATTGGATACCACCCGAGCCTATTACCAAGACATAGAGGGCGCTCGTCTATTGAGTGGGCAATAAAGATGCACGACTTTGTAACAGGCGGCACAACCTTTTGGCTTAACTCGGGTATTGATAGGGGCGACATAATTGCACAGGAGGTTGTATGGATAGACCCGAAGCTATTTAGCGTGGACGTAAAAAAGGCGGCTAAGGCGTTATGGGAGGGCGAACTTCAAGACGTAGGCGTTAGGCTTATTAATCAAACGGTGGCCGACATAATCGCTGGGCGTGGCAAAAGAACACCCCAACAAAATAAATTTAGTACCTTTGAGCCGAGCCTAAAAGTTAACGACATTTACCGCCCAGATGCGCTAATGATTGAACATAGGCCATCGGATAAAACAGCGAACTTACAGCGTGGCTAATCCCCAAAACATAGAGAAGCATAAATTTCCAAAGGGACAGACGGGAAACCCCAACGGTCGACCTCGTAAGTTGCCCGAGTTGGACAAACTCTTGGCCGATGTATTGGGCGAAGAAAAGGACGGGATAAGCGCAGCAGAAGCGATATTAAAGGCGTTGAGATTAAAGGCCGCAAAGGGTGACGTGAGGGCTATTGAAGTGATGTTAGACCGAGCGTATGGAAAGCCAAAGCAAACAATAAGCGCGGATGTTACGCAATCAATAACTATCCTAAACATCGACCCGTTAGATGATTCAATCGACAACGGCACTACGTAAAATAGCTGGGCTAAAGAAACGCATCAAAGTAATTCGGGGCGGTCAAGGAGCAGGCAAAACAATAAGCGTACTAATCCTGCTGATTAACCATGCGGCAAGCAAGCCTGACAAAGAGATTCTAATCATAAGCGCGGAGTTGACCAAGATGCGCTTGACTGTGATTAAGGACTTTGTGAAGGTGATGAAGATGGCAGGCATTTACGATGAAAGGCGGTTTATAGCTGGCACTCTTTACAGATTTGCAAACGGTTCTTTCATCAAATTCATAGGGCTGGATAAGCAGGATGTCGGCAAGGGATTACGCTCAGACATTGTCTATTTTAATGAGGTTAACAAATGCGACTCAGAAAGTTACAGGCAAGTTGCTACAAGGGCTGGCAAGGTAATTAGCGATTACAATCCTGATGCTAAATTCTTTATTGATACAGAGGTAATAGGCCGCGAGGATTGCGACTTTTTGCAGCTAACATTTGAGGATAACGAACTGCTTGGAATAGATGAGCGTAACGAAATACTCAACTACAAGCGTTTGGGCTATAATGAGGATGGCAGCGTTAAAAATAGCTATTGGGCGAACATTTGGCGTGTGTATGGACTGGGCGAAGTTGGGGCATTGCAAGGCGTGGTATTCAGCGACTGGAGCGAAATAGATTCAGTTCCACCTAGCGCAAAAATGGTAGGATTTGGAATGGATTTTGGATATACGAACGACCCGACCACCTGCATTGTGGCCTATGAATACAACGGCCAAAGAATATACGATGAGTTGATTTACCAAACAGGGCTGCTAAATGGTGACATTGCGGCCTTACTCAAATCAAACGGAATAAGCAAACAGGACAAGGGCTATGCTGACTGCGCAGACCCCAAAAGCATTGATGAAATTAACCGCTACGGATTCAATCTAAAGCCTGTAACCAAAGGCGCGGATAGTATTGCTTTCGGGATTAGCATCATGCAAGGGCAGCCGTTTCAAGTTACGAAAAGAAGCGCAAATATCAAAAAGGAATTGAACGCTTATTGCTGGGATACCGATAAGGACGGCAATACAATCAACAAGCCTATTGATGCCCACAACCACGCTATTGATGCCATGCGATACGTTGAGATGATGCTAACCATCAAACCATCATTCAAGCCATTTAGAGCGATCCAATTTTGAAAACAGCAATAACTATAAACGGCCAGCCTGTTAACATTCCTGCCCAGTGGGAGGACATAACACTAAAGCAAGCGATTCAATTACATTCAGCTAAAACAGATGCCGAAATACTTGCGGCCGTTAGTGGCCTAGACTTTGAGGTGTGCGAAAACATTAGACCAATGCAACTTGCCGCAATAGTGTGGCCTATTAACGCACTAGGTGAGATGCCTAGCCTAGATGAATGGACACTATCACTTCCAAAACCTAAATCATTAGGCAGTATGGAATTTGCACGAAAGGTAAACGTGGAAGGGCTGGCAAGATTGAAGATAATTGATACCGAACTAATCGGCCGAACGGTTGCTATTTACTGTGCAAATGATATAGACGACAAAGATATTGAGGACTGCTATTTACGCCTTCTGAATGAGCCGTTTATTGCCGTTGCCGCTGCTGGTCAATACATATCTAGCCAACTTGCCGAGATGTCAAAGGCTGAGGCTGCAATCAAGCCTGCGGAATACGAAAGCGAAGAATGGCAAGCTGGCATTTCTGACTTCAAAAAATATGGTACTTTTGGACTGGTTAGAGGCATATCTTTACGCCACCATTGTAGTGATGAAGATGTATACCGTTGGAGTTATAATAAGGTGCTTTTGGAGTTGCAATATGCAGCAGATGAAAACGCTTACCAAAGGAAGTTGAACAAGATTTTGAACAAGAAGAAATGAGCAGTATTGTCAGCATAATTGAAGCGGTAGTTTTGGACTTAACTCCGAAGCCCGATTTCATACACGGGTTCAAATCATGGGCAAATCTAAAGGCAGATGAAAAGAGGTTTCCATGTGTGATACTTGTTGAGCCGATTACGAGCGATGATAACTTTAGGCAGGGGGGATTGGTAGATAGCACATATCCGTTATTTATGCTATTTCTAGATCGTACAGAATTGGCATACACACCTGAGCAGCATCGTGTTACAATAGATGCAATGCGTGATTTACGCAGGCAGTTCGTTCTCAAATTAAAGGCAGCCAAAAATGTGTATGGTGAGCATATTTTTAAGTCAATTGACAACGTGAAAACTACCGACACGTTTAACGAATTGGATGCCAACGCATCGGGCATATTTATGACATTCACAGCAACACCACTAAACTCAGACAGCGTATGCGTGTAACACATTCAAAGCAAGGCGGCAAATCAAATAGCAAAAAGAAGCTAAAGGATTTTGAGGCCGCAAAAGTTAAGGCCGTTAGTATGGTTATGCGTAACGTGGCAGAAGAAGCGCGAAAAATCGAGATGGAGGCGGTTAGGCAAGTTCTAGAATCATATCTAAACAGGCCGTTAATCCAAAGCGATGTGCAGAAGATAGGGCGAATTGCTATGCCTAATGGTTACGTGCTGACTTATGGCAATAAACCACTAGGCGAAATTCAACGCGAAACGCACAAAGACCCGAAGGCTGAAGAGAATTATCGCATTACCTTTACAGCCTACGAAGATGAGCATACAGAAACCCCTTCTTGAGCAACTAGGCAAGACCTTAGTAGGGCAATTTCGGGCGAATATAGCACCGATGAAAGCAAGCGGCCGCACTAGCGACAGCATACACTACGTGGCGACCGAAAACACTTTAGAGGTGTTGGCATTGCGAAGTATTGGGACAGCTGAATATGGAAGGAAGCCAACAAGACAAGGAGCAGAAGCTGGCGACCCGACACTATTTGAAGCCATCAAAGAGTGGGCTAAAATACGTGGCATAGTTACCAATTTGGACGACAAAGCACAGCTAGGTATTGTTTACGCCATCACTAAGCACATTCATAAGAACGGATGGAAAACCAAGCTAACCAAGCCGCTTTCATCTGTTACGGATAACCTAGACATTGATGCGTTAATTAAGCCTTTGGTCGTGTATCAAATGACTCAGTTCAAAAGCGGTATAATCAAAGAATTACAATGAGTTTTCTAATAACACGCAAGCCCGAAAAGCTATTTGCATCATCGGTAAAGTTCTCAAGATGGACAGCCCTTGCGAACCCGTATCTTTTTGAATTAACCCGAAAGGATTACGGGGTTAACTCTACAGGAATACGTCCAGCATACCACCCAACTAAGCCAACCGTAAGAACTACAGGCGACCCGATTACCGTACCTGTAGTTGTTTTAGCTGGTGACAGGATATACGTTAACAGCGGAGTGTATCAGGGCATTTATACTGTTTTTAGCGTAACGAATGAATACATCGTTTTAGATACTCCTTACATTGGCGTAGGTGGCACTGGATGGGTTAACCTAGTGGATAGGCTGCAGAACTTCAAAGCGTATATTAAAATATACGATGGCGTTACCAATGTGCTGATAGATGAGTTAAGACTTTCGCCCGATAGCACTGGGCTACTAATTGCGGACGTATCGGGCATATTGCGCAAACAGTTGAACACTACAGCCGACCCAACTCAGACGACAATCAACAAAGCGAATAAAGGTATTTCGGGGTCGTTTAGAATTGGATATGGAGCATCTTGGCTATACGTAAGCGAAGAAATAACTACGGATGTCACGTCACCTGAGGTAATTGTTAAAGAAAAGTACTACTGGCTTTCTGCTGCGAAACAGATAGATGGAAACATTGCTCTAGGCATGAGTGGAATCGGTCAAAACCTAAAAGAATTTGTGCCTAAAAACTTGGCAAGTTCTGAGGCTAAGTTCTTAACGATGTTTGAGCGGCCTACCTATTTCGATGGGTTTCCGTTTTTCCTTTCGTTTATTTACGATGAAGATTTTGACGGTATTACGCTCGAACGCCATCAACAAGATGCCGACATAAACGGTGTTGACGTAGGTGCGGAAACAGATAATACCTTAATCGTTAGCCAAAAGCATTACGTGAATAACATGATACTTCGCGCCCCGAATGCTGGCACAAAAATCATTAAGGCATGGCTTGAAGATGGCCCAGCTGAAACAGATGGGTATATTGGAGTGGGAGGCATACCAATCGGAGGGGCATCTAAATACAATTAAAATGATAGTTACAGAAATCAAAGAAATAGATTACCTAGATTGCATACCTCAGAATCCATTGCAATTAATGTGGCTAAATTCACTCGGTGGCATGGATACTTGGGTATTTTCAAGGCATCAAGAGTTCAGCGCGAGCGTTTCAGACGTTGACCAATTCGAGCCTGTTGTAAATTATCTACAAATTGCCAATTCAAACCAAAAAGTACTGAATAAGGAATTGCTATACGTTCTCAATTTAGGATATGAGCAACTGAATACGCAGCAAGTTTTTGGAATTAGCCAAATTCTTTCATCGGCATTGGTATACGCTAATTTTGAAGGCTACTTCGTGCAAGTTATCGTAAAGGCTGGCAGCTACAAGATATTTGACACGGGCGAAAGCAGGCATAAATTAGAATTTGACATTATATTTCCTAAGCAATATACATCCAGCCTGTGAGCAATTTAATCATAAAGATTGGCGACAGACCGCTAGACTTAAATAGTGGTGAAACTATTGCGCTGACAAGGCAAGCGGCAAAGGTTGGCGACTTCGTGGCCGTTATGGCCGATGGCACTAACGAGGTGACTATACCTTTGACCGCGAACAACAAGGCGGTGTTGGATAATGCCCACATATTCGGGACGGATAGCCTAATCCCGTATCGGAGGACGGATGCAACAATGATTCAAGAGGGTTATGAAACAATCACAAACGGTTATTCAATCGTTAAAAGTTCGGCTAACAATTTCAGCCTGCAAATTGTGGGAGGTAACGGAGGCTTTTTTGACCTTATACGGAATTTGAATTTAAGGCAATTGGACTTAGTGGAGTATAGTCACTTTTGGACAAACCTAAATGCCTTTGACAATCGCAATAATACAGATGGATACGTTTACGCGGTCTTTGAGCAGAGTGATTTGGAGGGAGTTGATTCAACTATGCGAACGTATGGCACAAATTTATACGCGGTTCAAACAGCTAGGCTGCTGCCATCATTCCACGTTAAAACTTTAATTGGTAAAATCTTTGCGGAGCAGGGTTATACCTTCGTAACCGACTTAGTTGCTGAGGACATTTACAATAATCTAATTGTGTTTAATGGCAAGCCTGACCGAGGTGAGGATATGAGCCATCATTTGTGTACGGTGGTAAATGATGTAGATTTATTCCCTTTATTTTCGGGAAATTGGTTATTTCAATATACATCTGTTATTAACGGAACATTATATACCAGTGATGCTGAGTTTAATAGTAGGCTGCCTTTATATTCACCAAATGCAAGTGACGCGGGATTTACATTAACCGACCCATGTACTGTTACCGTTGAATTTCAGTTGATTATAGGTTTTGCATACTATTTACTTAACACCGATTTTACCATAAATGTTGAGGCCACAACCGTTGATGGGATTACTGTTTATAATAGCAACACAATTACGGTTAATGCCTACGAGTACACGCCACCATATGATGGCGAAGTAACGTTAAATTTCACCATGACTTTTGACGTTGGCGATTTTAATGGATTGATATTATTTAGGCCAGCAGTTTTGTATAATCCAAATACGGGATTTTACATCAAAGCTGGCAGCAGCTACACCGTTACAAATGCGGTTATGCTTGCCAATACAGATATAACTACATCGTTTCCAAACAACTATTTTAACGGCCTTGTCCCCGTTCCTGACATGAAACAAGGCGACTTCCTTAAAGACTTGTCAAAGGTATTTCAATGGATTTACGATGTGAATGAGGTGACTAAGGTGGTAACTGCTAGGCGTTATGATTCGGTGCAGGAAAACATACCAACGGCCATTGATTTGAGCGACCATATTGACGTCCGAAAGCAAAAGATAACGTACGGGATTGATGGCTTTGCTCAAACCAATTCGCTGGCATACAAGCCCGATGACATTACAAGCTATGATGCTATTGGTTATATCAATGTAGATGACCAAACATTAAAGGCCGAAAGCAAATATGTCGAGGTTTCATTATTTGCGGCTACTTCTACCCGTCAAAGGTTTGATTCAGTTGCCGCGCCTTACGTACCGATATTTGATGTCGATGTAATGCCCAATAATGCAATTACTCACAGATTGCTATTGACCAAAAGAGTAGATCCTTTTCCGTACAACGTGAATTTTAACAGGGATGCAAGTGATTACCCAACGGACGATTTGACATTTGCATATTTTGCTGAGGCTGGCAATTTAGATAGCTTGGATTTTCCTAACCTAATAAACCGCTTTTATCAAACGGTAATGGCGATAACCTATCGGGGCAAAACTCTCGAATGCTTAATGAATCTGAAAATTTCAGACGTTGTAAATTATAACCCGTTTATTCCCGTTTACATATCACAGCATGGCAGCTATTTCTACTGGCAAAAGGTGAGCAACTACGTAAAAGATAAATTAACCAAATGCACGTTTATACGCTTATAAGATGGCAACTGAAAAATATGAAGTACTTGTTAGCATTGGCATTGATTCAAAGGTCGTACAAGACAGCATTGCCAATGCGGATAGGCTAACTGCTGAAATCACTAAACTTCGCGAAGCACAAAAGGCAAGCGGTGTTCAAGATGCGGAAACTACGGCCGCAATTAAGGCGTTAACCCAAGAACGTAGCCGTGACCTTCGTGTGGTGCAACAGGCCAACACGCTGGCATCGGAAACGGTCAAAGGGCAAGAAAGACTAAAGGCCGAGTTGTCGCTCCTAACGGTGCAATATAACAACCTAACAACAGCAGAGCAAAAGACTACTGAAAGCGGCCAAAAGATGGGTGCGAGGATTCGCGCCCTGAGTGACGAATTGAAGGCAAACGAAAGCGCGGTAGGCAATAACGCTCGCAATGTGGGCAATTATACCGATTCGATAAAGGAAGCCTTGGTATCAATTACTGGTGCTGTTCCTGGACTGAAAGGATTTAAGGGCGGACTGGATGGCGTGACTAATGGATTCAAAGCGGCTGGCGGTGGTGTTAAGGGTTTCGGAGCGGCTTTGATGTCATTGGGGTTGCCTTTAATAGTTGCAGGAGTTACGGCTTTAATCGGAGTATTCAAAGCCTTTAAGCCTGTAGCTGATGCGGTGGAGAATGCGGTTACAGCAGTTAAAGCGGCCTTTGGGGCGTTAATATCGGGCGGCTCAATTACGGAAGCAGTACGCCAGTCAAGAGAATTACTTGAGGTGCAGCGAGATTTGGAGGACACGCAAAAGGCGTTTGCAATTTCGGCACAAAAATATGGCAACGAAATCGCAAAGCTAATAGTTGCATCAAAAGACCGTACTAAAACAGACCAAGAGCGGCTTGCAATAGTTGCCAAAGCAAACAAATTAGAGGAGGAGTATTTTAACGCATCGGTTGCAAGAATTGACAAGGAATTATCTGCTCGTGAAAGTGAATTTATGCGTAAAAACAAAATCACAAAAGCGGAACTGCAACTACTTGCAGAGGGTACTTCTAAACAGGCTCTTGCATTGCGTGAACGATTGGAAAAGGGTGCAGAATATAGCGAAGAAGAATTGGCTCAGGTTCAAGATTTACTTGTTGAACGTGCTAAATTGGAGGGCGAAAGCCTTGTTTTGCAAGAGAAACTTGCAAACCGAACAAACCAACTTGCTGGCGATATGGAAAAGGACAGGCAAGCTGAGGCCGACAAAATCGCAGCGGCTACCGAAAAGGCAAATGAGGCAAGGCAAAAAGAATTAGAGAAAAAAGAAGCCATACAGGCTAAAGAATTAGAGGATGCCAAAAAGCAAGCGGACGAATTAAGGAAAATCGCTGACGACTTTATGCGGTCGCAGATGTCGGAAACGGATAGGCAACTTTTGGAAATAGGCGAAAAGGCTAATGTACTAAAGGCTGCTGGTGTTGAAGAAGTTGCCATAACCAAATTCATAAACGATGAAGTAAAAAAGATTGAAGACACCGCAAGAGCAGAAAAGCTGGCAAAGGATGGCGAGGCGTTTACTAAGCAAATCGAACTGCTAGGGCTACAAGAGCAAATTGAAGTACAAGCGGCTGAAACATCCATTAAAAACGAAAAGGAATTAACCGATGCAAAGGCTAAAATAGCACTTGATTATCTATCGAAGAAGCTTGCCATCATGGAACAAATGGCAATGTTGGATGGGATTGCAACTGCTGAAGAAATCGCAAACCTTAAACTAGTTGAAGGCGAAATAAAACGCATTACAGAAGGGCTGGCAAATCCTGAGGTTGAACCGCCTACGTTGGGCAAGATGCTAGGCCTTACGGAACAGGACATAGAAGATATTCAACTTGCTATGGAGGTGGTTAATGGCTTGCTAGCAACAGCAATGGCAGCAACTCAGGCATCTGCCGACAATAGGCTTGCTCAAATTGATGCTCAGTCAAATGCTGAAATACAGGCCATAAACAACAGCACGCTTTCGGAGGAAGAAAAGCAAAAAAAGATAAAAACAATAGAGCAAAAGGCCGCGAGGGATAAATACAAAATTGAATTAGAACAGTTCAAAATTGCTCAGGCATTACAGATAGCAATGGCAATAGCCAACACGGCTACAGCTGTAATGGCGCAGCTATCCAATCCAACACCTTACGCGGGATTTGTACTTGCTGCGCTTGCTGGTGTCACGGGAGCGGCTCAAATAGCGATGATTGCAAGCCAACAGCCACCGCCACCGCCTGCATTTGCATCGGGTGGATTTGTGTCGGGCGCTGGTAGTGGAACAAGTGATTCAATTCCTGCTATGCTTTCAAATGGCGAAAGCGTAAATAATGCGGAAACGACTAGACGGTTTGCTCCGCTACTTTCATCTTTGAATGCGGCTGGTGGTGGTGTTGATTGGTATCGTGGCGAAGGCTTTGCATCGGGCGGTTTGGTGCGTAAATTTGCAACGGGTGGCGTTGCAATGTCCAGTTCTTCGATGATTCGGGACAATCAACAAGTGGCAATGATGGCAGCCCAAATGAGTATGTCACAGCCTGTTTTAGTGATTGAAGAATTTCAAAGCGTACAGGGTAGGCAAGTTAGAACCGAGCAGAATCTACAACTATGAATGAACTAATTTTAGAACTTGACAAAAGCGGTCAATTGTTTGAACTATTCAAAGGCGGCTTTATATCTTGGACGGTGCTAAGGGATAAGGATATTTACCTCACCTATTTAGCCCATCGACAAACTGGATTAAATAAGACGCAAGCGGTCAAAAGAACGGCCGACCAATTTGACTTAAGCGACAACGTTGTATGGGTGGCTTTGCGTAAAATGAGCGCACCAATAAACGAATAGTAAAAGCCTGTTTTGCCGTGTGGAATTTTGCCGCCACATGGAAGCGCACATTTACATCGAAGGTCAAATTGGTTCATCTTACAAAGAAGATGGAACGGTAGACGTTAGTGGTGTTGAATTGCAAGACGTTATTTCTCAGGTTCGCAGAAATGCTGATGCCGAAAAGATTACTTGCCATATTACCAGTCAGGGCGGCTCAGTGGACTCAGGTCGCAAAATAGCCCAATACCTCGCATCACTTCCCAATGTGCATACGCTAGCTGAGGTTCAATGCGCTTCTATTGCTACGGAGATTCACTTGGCCGTACCTATTGAACGCAGGAAGGTAGCGGCAGGAACGTCCTACCTTATTCACCAGCCTATGTTCTCATTTCAGCGCGGCATCGCATTGAACAAAGACGAATTGGCAAGTATGTCAACTGAAATAGGACATACTCAGGCCGAAATGGTGAGCAACTACGCAAAGGCTACAGGAATGGATAAGACCGCTCTTGAATTGCTTATGCAACAAGAAACAGCGTTAACCCCTGAGCAATGCGTGGAGTTTGGGTTCGCTTCTGAAATCGTAACAAATGCAACCGTAGCGGTTGCCCTAATTAAACCAAAACAATCAACTGAAATCATGGCAACATTGAAAGAAGAAATCGCAGCAATGCGCATTCAAATCGCTTCGCTAATCGCGGGCAAACCTGTTAAAGCAGTATCATTAGATCTAACCACAATCGAGGGCGTTCCTGTAGTCGTAGTGACTGAGGAAGATATGCCTAAAGTTGGTGATGCGGTTATTGATGCTGAGGGCAATCCAGTACCCGATGCAACTCATAATTTCGAAGGGTTACAAGTAGTTACCGTTGATGGTGTTATTACTGAAATCATCGAAGTAGAGGTAGTTGACGTTGAGGCATTAGCTTCTGAATTGGCTACTTTGAAAGCAGAACGCGAAGCAGAACAAACTGCATTTGCTGAATTGCAAAAGGAATTTGCTCAAGTGGCAAAATTGCAATCTACTTACAAACCAGCAGCACAACAAGTGGCTTTCAAAAAGCAAGTAGTTGATTCTGCAAAAGAGGTTTCAAGTTACTCAACAATTAAAGAAGCCCTTGCCGCGCGTAAGGCTAAAAAATAATAACTAACCAATCAAACAAATCAAATCAAATGGCAATCCTTAACCCAGCAGACTTAGCCTTTAATGGCGAAGAAATAAAAGCCCTTTCTGAGGGTATCATGGAGGACGTGTACGCGAAACCCGCGATGACCGAATTCCTTACTATCTACACAGGCATCAAAGCAAAGAAGCAAATCGCTTTTCTTGGAATTTTGTCAGGTTTGGTAGGACAAAAACACGATACTTCTAGCTGTTCTCCAATAGAGAATGATGCGGCTATCGAAAACACAGAAAAGTTTTGGGAGCCTGCTTACATCGATGACCGTTTTAGCGAGTGTTTTGATAACCTACTTGAAACCTTCTTTGTTTACGGTTTGAAAAATGGTGTTCAAAAGGGAGACCTTACCAATACTGACTTCGCTCTTTTCTTTGTTGAGCGTTACCAAGATGCTATTGCTGAAATGTTCCACCGTCTTGTATGGTTTGGTGACACAGCAGCAGATGACACCGCTGGTGGTGGTATATTTGTAACGGCTGGTTTCGTTGCCAAGCGTTGGGATGCTTTCGATGGTATTTGGAAACAATTGTTTGCAATCGTTACCGCTACTCCAGCACGTAGAACTAGCGACTTGACTACCAAAAATGCACAGTCTACTTTTGCATTGCAAGCGTTCAATTCAACGGATACAACTAACCGAGTTGTAACCAATACGCTTCAAAACTTGGTATTCAATTCTGATTTCCGTCTACGCGACAAGGCTGATAAAATCATCATCGTTACTCAGTCAGTAGCTGACCAATATGTACGCGAATTGGAAGCTGGTGCAAACAACGGTCTTTCTGTAGCATTCGAGTACATTCAAGACGGGGTGATGGTAATTAAGCGCATGGGTGTTACTATCTACGCTTATAGCTTTTGGGATCGCATGATTCAAGGCTACCAACGTAATGCTGCAAGTGAGTTGAACTACTACCTTCCACACCGCGCTTTGTTGACTACTAAAGCTAACATTGCTTTCGGAACAGAAGAAGAAGGTACGCTTTCAGAAGTAGACGTTTTTGTTGACAAAAAAGACAAGAAAACATACTTTGACTTTGGTGCTAACTTAGACGCAAAAGTGTTGCAAGACTACTTGGTTCAAGTTGCTTATTAGTATTAACCTTTAACAAAAGAAATCATGCCAATTTGCGATAATATCACAGCAGGAATAGCCTATGATTGCGCATATCCTCCGACAGGGGGTGTGAACGATAGGCTTATCCTTTTGAACTATGCCGATATTGACGGTAATGTTACTTATGATAACACTAACCCGATAATTGTTACCAACATCACGCTCACAGCCCCAGCAGTTGGGTATGAGTACGAAGGTGTAAACAACTCAAATGAGCCACGTTCGGCAATGGTTAAAGGCCGTTACGTTAACGGATATGACCATGAGGTGAGATTCAAATGCTTTGACAATAGCCCAGATGCAAAATTGCAACTAGGCAAATTAGACGGGGCGTTGGTAGTGGCAATAGTTCAGAATAACAGGAAGGGACTAGACGGTAATTCAGCTTTTGAAATCTACGGTCTTGAAACAGGACTTCGGTTACAGGAATTGGAGCGTATTTTAGCCGATGCTGAAACACAAGGTGCATATAACCTTTTGATTCGCAACGATGAAATTAGCCGCCCTTCAAGTTTGCCGCACACATTGTGGGATACCGATTATGCTACTACTCTTGCGCTGGTAAACGGCCTAGTGTAATCTAATCAATTGAAATAAAAAAAGGCGGTGCGCGTGGAAACATGACACCGCTTTTTTTTTGTAAATTCGCAGCATGACACCACTAGAATTAAAAGCATTACTCGAAGAGGTCAGCCCTTTAGTTGTTGTCCCCAAAGGTCAAATTGATAAGTCGCACCCAGTTGTGGTGAAATTCCTAGCGGTTCACAAAGAATTAACGGGAAAAAAGGTAGGGCATGGAACTTGTCAAAGTTGCATATTGGATGCTTTATTTGAATTAAAGGGGCTAACCGAAACACAGTTAAAATTGATGACGATGGAACGCAAATACAAACTAAAACCGAATGCGCTGGTTTACTTTAATCACGCTCATTATACGGTCGCAAACATTACTGACGATGTAGCTATAGAGATGGTAAAAGCCAACTCAGGACATTCACGCTCATTTGTAAATGGCGAGGCTTTGCTTGCCGAATTAGATGGCGTTGAAAAGCCAAAGGGTAAAAGAGGTAGAAAGGCTAAGGTAGTTGCGCCCGAAATTACCGAAACCGTAACGGAGGAAGTAACGGATGTTAACGCTGATAATCAATCGGGCGAAGTTGCCGAAACTATAACTACGAAGGTTACTGAATAATGAGAATCAACATCGCCAAGATTCAAAAGCGCATAATTCGTAGGGACGACAAGTCTTTAGGCATTATCAACTATGACATTGATAACGCATATCCTCAAAGGGTTGTGGACATTGTTAACGGGTCGGGCGTTGCGATCACTTGCATTGACATCTATTTCAAATTCATCAACGGCACAGGCTTTGCCGATGCTGCTTTAGGCGCAACGGTGGTAGATGGCGACCGATTAACCGCTGACAAGTTGCTTCGCAGATGTGCCTATGATTTCGCGATGCATGGAGGGTTTGCTATCCATAAAAATTACGACATAACAGGAAAGGAAACAACTTCTAGCCATGTTCCTTTTTCGCATTGTAGAATAGGAATTGATAGGGAAAGAAAGCCCGATTCAATTGCGGTCTATAATGACTGGGGGCGCGAAATTGACAAGCGAATAGATAAAGCAAAGATTGACTTTATAGAACTTTACAATCCCGACCCCGAAATAGTCAAAAAGCAAATAGAAACGGCTGGTGGAATTGAATACTACAAAGGTCAAATCTATTATCACGGGGCT